CTGACACGCGTCAACAGCACCGGCACAGCAGACTACTACGGCATTATCCGCCATTCGGCGGCTCTCGGTGTGCCGGCACTCATTTTGGAACATAGCTTCCACACCCACTCACGCAGCACGCAGTGGCTAATGTCCGATGTAAATCTGTTCAGCTTGGCAAAGGCAGAGGCGAAGACCATCGCAGACTATTACGGTCTGCAGAAAATTAAGGAGGAAACGGAAATGCGCTACAACACCCTTGCCGACCTCAAGGCAGATCCCAATAGCAAGTATTATCTGCCTACTGTAGAGAAGTTGATCGCAAAGGGGTATCTGAACGGAAAGGGTGGCACAGGTGATGACCTGGTCCTGGATTTCTCCGAGGATTCCATCCGCATCCTCGTCACCCTGGACCGTGCCGGAGTCTACGGCGAATAAGCTCCTGTAACCCGCGAACAGATGGTGACCATGCTGTACCGTTTCGCAAAGCTTTGGAAGGAATAAGTGAAAAGGAGGCAGCTCAGTGAGGGAATTTCTCGTTGAGCTGCCTTTTTTTATGGAATTTAGGTTCGTGGAGAAATGCACCTGCATCGGGATGACATGAATCGGAACGGTGAAAATGAAAGTAACTGAGGGGGTCGGGAAGGTATGCTGAATAAAACGGTGACAGATAGGAGGTGTGAACGATGAAGGACAAGGCTTCTTACGCCGGGAAGATCAGTAATGCGGGGGCTCAGTATGTGGAGGCTCCCAACAAGCACAAGAAGAACCCTGATCAGAGCAAGATCCTGAAGGGCAAGGACCTGAGGGTCAAGAACGGCAAGGGCTAACATCAACTGAGATCCGAGAAAGAGAGGAATGACTATGGAAGGTAATACAAATCCCTGGTGGGAGCGGTCGGGACTGACCCCGCCGGAGGAAGGCGCAAGAGAGCAGGAGCCCGCCGAACCTGCTGAACCTACTGCGGAGGAAGGCGCAAGAGAGCAGGAGCCCGCCGATCCTGTTGAAAACCCTGCAGAAGAATGCAACGCAGAGGGCGCTGAAGTCTCTGACACCGTTACGGAGGAGCTTGTCACGGAGGGTAAAGAAACCGGGGGAGGGAGAAGTACCAATGAACGAGATAAGAGGCGAGAACGGGAGAGGGCTGAAAGAGATCAGCTCATCCGGGAGGAAGAAGCGGCGAAGTCTGCGGAGGCACTGAAGAAGATCTTCACTTCCCTCGGGTTGAAGGATGCAGCGGGGAAACCCGTGGAGACTGCGGAGGATTATGCACGCTATGACGCAGAACAGAGGGAGGCGAAACTCAGACGGGATCTGAAGGCGGGGCAGTTGAGCCCCGAAAGCCTCCGTGCGGCGTTGCGGCAGGATCCGGAGATCCAGGGGATCTTAAAGCAGGCAGAGGAAGCCACGAACTCTGCTAAGGTGAAGGAGCAGGAAGCGAGAGAGTCTAAGTTCCGTGCAGATATGGAACGGGAGTTGGCTGAGATCCGGAAGTTGAATCCCCAGGTCCGCACCACGGATGACATCATCCGCATGGAGACGGGACCTGAGTATGCACGGTTGATCCGTTTAGGTGTGAGGCCTACGGAGGCATACAAGCTGGCCAACTTCGACGCCATCCGTCGGAGCGATAAGCAGGCAGCGGAGCAGGCAGCGAGAAACGCAGTAGCGGGAAAGAGCCATCTACAGAGCACACCTGCAGGCGGCAATACCCTCAGCGCACCTGCGGACTATGTGGCAAATATGCGTAAGTATGTCCCCGGGATATCCGATGCAGAGATTCAGAGATTCTACAAGGAATCCAAGGGGAAAAAGTAAGAGAAACAAGGAGGAATGTAAAATGTTGAAGCCCTACGCTTCGCCTCCCGGTGGTCCCATTCCTTGGGAGTACATGGAGGCTTCTGCCATGGCCGATTGCCAGGTCGGTGTGGCATTGACGGTTTCCGAAGGGAAGCTGGTTCCTGCAACGGGAAGCACTAAGCCTACCTACATCAGCATGTACGGCAAGGCAACGGAGGAGGGACAGGTGATCCCTGTGATCCGTGTGTCTCCCGAAATGAAGTTCGTGACCCGATTCAGCGCAGATGCGTCTGCAGTCAAGGTCGGTGACAAGGTCACCCTTGATGATACGGGTCGTTATGCTACGGCTACCACTGCCGACGGTGTGTTGGAGATCGTTTCTATGAACGGTACCACCGCGGAGGACAGTGTAGTGGTCCGTGTGATCTAAGAGAGGAGTGATATATATGCCTAATGAACAGGGAGGTTTTATCTTTTCTGTCGCGTCCGGTGTGGCGGATTCGATCTTTGGTAATGTGCAGGATCCCATGGTGGCACTGATCATCCGGGAACATGAGGCATGGATGGACAGAGCTGTGAGCTTGGTGAACAGAGTGTTCCACCCCTTTGAGCTCGACGGTGCCAGCGGTTCTGTCCAGGAAATGGGAAACCTGGGAGAGATGGAGATGACCGGAGAGAACGGTGCATATCCCAGATCCGAGATCGCAGAGGGGTTCAGAAAGGTCTTTACCTCGGAAGAGTGGAAGAAGGATGTCGCTATCTCCCAGACCGCTATCGAGGATGAGGTTAGACATGTGCTGAAGGACAAGGCTCATGAGCTGATGGATGCATACCACAGGACCAGAAACAACTTCTTCTGGGCATTGCTGGGTAGCGCTCTGCAGAACAAGCACTACATCCGTAAGGGTAAGGTGCTGTCTACGGACGGCATTGACGGCGTGAAGCTGTTCTCTACTGCCCATCCCAGCAAGTTTGATCCCAAGTTGAAGCAGAGTAATGCTTTCAGCCTGGAATTTAGCTCCGAGAACCTGGGGAAGGTCGCTACTGCCATGCAGAACGCTGTAACGGACAGTGGTGAGATCGCAGGTCTGCAGCCCGATACCATCATTATTCCCAACACCGAGGAAGCAAAGCGTAAAGTGTTCGGAGCTATCGGTGCATATCACGACCCGGACAAGGACGCAAGCAATGCATTCAACTACCAGTTTGCAAACTGGGATGTAATGGTAGTGCCTTGGCTGGTGCCCTACTGCACTGACGGGCAGCCCTTCCCCTGGATCTTGATGGATAGCGAGTTCAATAAGTCTCGCTACGGTGCAGTGGATATCCAGCGTCTGAAGCCGACCGTCAAGAGCTACATCGACGAGGGTACGGATGCTAATATCTTTAAGCTCCGCACCCGTTTCTCCGGTGCCTTCGGCAACTGGAGAGCCTTCGCCGCAGGCGGTCTGCCCTTCGGCAAGGAAATTTAATCCAAGCAACACCATCCGTGGCGGCTCCGTGCCGTCACGGATTTTGGTGAATTATACGGCAATGGAAAAAAGGAGAGGAGAACGGTGAGAAAACGGGGGCGCACCGCTGAATTAAATACAGCGGTCAGCTTGGCTGCCTGGTGGAAGTCTCTGATGGAGACAAACAACGAGTGCTTCCTTCCACTGTTCTTCGATGAGCACAGGCATTTGGTCATGAAGGGAAGTGCAGGCTCCGGGAAGTCGGTCTTTGCAGGACGGAAGATCTTAGAAAGATGCACTACGGAACCGGGACACAGGATGCTGGTGGTGCGAAAGGTTGCTAAGACCTTACGGGAAAGCTGCTTCGATCTGCTGAAAAAACAGGCGTACACCTACTATGAAAAGGATATCAAGAGGATCCCTGCGGGGAAAAGCTCGGACATGTATCTGCTATTCAAGAATGGGTCTGAGATCATCTTTGCAGGACTGGACGATGTAGAGAAGCTGAAATCTATCCACGATATCACCAGTATATGGATTGAGGAGGCATCGGAGCTGGAGCCTGCGGATTTTGACCAGCTTGATATCCGTCTCCGTGGCGAGACGAAATACTATCAGCAGATCATATTGACCTTTAACCCGGTAAGCATTACACACTGGCTGAAGAAGCGTTTCTTCGACGAGAAGGATCCCGAGGGCCGTGTGAGAATCCATGAGTCCAGCTATTTAAACAATCGGTTCCTGCCGGAGAAGGACAGGATTACGCTGGAGTCCTTTAAGCGGACAGATCCCTATTACTACCAGGTGTACTGCCTGGGACAGTGGGGTGTGATCGGTCAATCTATCTTTGACAAGACAGTGATCGGCGACAAGCTCCTGCATCTGCCTAAGCCGGAGGCTAAGGGGGACTTCTCCTACGATTACAACGGCATTACTATCAGCAGTATTTCTTTCGTGGTAGATGGCGATGGAGAACTGACAATCTACGAGAGTCCAAAGAAGGGACATCCTTATGTGATCGGCTGCGATACTGCAGGTGAGGGAAGCGACTGGTTTGTTGCTCAGGTGCTGGATAACTCCAACGGTAGGCTTGTGGCAAAGTTCCGGGTGCGTACAGACGAAGATCTCTTTGCTCGGAAGGTGTTCTGCCTGGGCAAGTATTACAACACGGCACTGATCGGAGTGGAGGCAAACTTCTCTACCCATCCTATCAAGGAACTGGAAAGAATGGGTTACCCGAAGTTGTATTTGAGAGAGGTGGAGGACAGCATAACGAAAAAGGTAAAGATGTCCTTAGGCTTCCGCACGGATTCTTTGACGCGGCCGGTGATTATTGCAGAACTGAAAACGATCATGCGTGAGCATCCGGAGCTGATCAACGATGAAGATACACTGAATGAAATGCTGACCTTCGGTAGAAATTCTAAGGGCCGACCTGAGGCTGCAGAGGGTGCACATGATGACTGTGTCATGGCGCTGGCTATCGCTTACTACATTAGGACCCAACAGTCCACAGTGGTGCAGGGCGTTTCTGCAGGTCCGAGGGTGAAGTGGGAACCGGATATGTACGAGGATTATTACAGGGCAAATTCCCAGGAGAAGGCGGAGCTACTTTCTCGCTGGGGGAACCCTTTTACATAAAGGAGGAATCAAAATGTTTTTGGAAAACATCCATATAGCAGCGGGTCAGATACCTGCTGAGACCGGGGATCCTGTGAGAGATCTGCGGGAGATGAGGCAGTTTCTGGATAATTTGATGATGGCGTTGGAGAGATCCTTCGATCAGATCCAATCGAGAATGGAGGGAGAGAAGCGTGGGTAAGTTACCATCTATGCCCAGGAAGGACAGAATATATAAAACGGAAACGCTGGCCTTTGGCGGTCTGCGGCACTTTGAAAACTGCGGCGAGGGTGAGATCTACGACATGGAGAATATGGTCTGTGATGGATATCCCGGTATTTCCACAAGAACGGAAAGAGAGCGGATCGCCACAGTAAGCGAAAGCGTATCACAGATCTATATGGATAACGGAGCGACCTTGAGTATTGACAAGGGCGGACTGTGGTACAACGGCATGGATATGGGGCTGAATTTGGAACGGAGAGATATGCGGCGAGCGTGGTTTGTCCGATTCGGGAACCGTGTGGTACTGATGCCTTTTGGGATCCTTCTCAATATCAGCTACAAGATCCTTGGCTTTGCGGAGGAAAGGAATTATCCTCCGGATGCTGAGGAAGGGGATTGCTATGCGGTGCCCACAGAATATGCTACATACAAACTGATGGTGCGGAAGGGCGAGGAATGGAAGAATGCAGGGTGGTTTGCTGAAAGCATGGCGTTTTCGTCCGTGACAAAGGCTGCCGCTTTCTTTGAGAATGGGAAACTATATGGGAAAGATGCGAAGGCAAATACCATTCGGTTTGAATCCTTGGAATTATCGGCGTTAACAGGTCCGGGAGGTCTCAAGGAAGGGGACGCGGTGACCATTGAGGGTTGCACTGCTGTATCCGGAAATAACAAGACGGCTATCATTCGGGAAATCGGAGAGGATGAAAATGGTAATGGGATTCTCCGCTTCTCGGAGTATTGTTTCTCTATGCCGGAGGGAGAGGACGGGACGGCAGCGGAGAGCTGCCGGGAGGAAGGAGTCCTGATCAAGCGCACTGTGCCGGATATGGATATTCTCTTTGAGCATGGTAATCGGCTGTGGGGAGCAAAGGGAAAGGAACTCTTTGCTTCAAAGCTGGGAGATCCACGAAACTGGAACAGCTATGACGGCTTAGCTTCCGATAGCTGGTATTTAGCTACCCAGGGGCAGGGAGAATTTACTGCAGGTGTTTCCTATGGGTACCCTCGTTTCTTTAAGGAGGGGAGCATGGTTACGGTATACGGCTCGGTACCGTCCGGATTTCAGACTACGGAGCAACAGACCCTGGGCGTGAAACGGGGCGAGGAAAGGAGCCTGGTGCAGTGCAACGGGCAGTTGTTCTGGAATTCTCCCAAGGGGATGGTGATCTACAACGGCGGCACGGCGGCATTACAGGATCAGACCTTGGGAGACTTTGAGATTGAGTCGGTGATCGGGTGCGGAGACGAAAGGTATGCATACTTCTGGGCTTATATAGGAAGGCATCCTCTGTTAGCTCATTTGAAGCTCCAAGCTGTTCTGCGCTTCGATACGGTAAGACAGGTGTGGACCAAGGAGAATTGTGCTGTGGGTTGCCGGTGCCTGACCTTCGATCAAGGGGCGGTGTACTGCCTCAATACATTGGGAGAAGTCGAAGTCCTTAATGGTGCGGTAACGGAAAGTGACGAAGCGAGGGAGGAGCTATTTGCCTCCTATGTAGAATTCGGAGACTTTACGGAAGGCACCGGGAACCGAAAAGGGGTAAGCCGTTTACGGCTGCGACTATCTGTAGAAGCAGAGAGTTATGTGAAGGTCAAGATCCAATATGACTCCGACGGAGAGTGGAAGCCAATCAGACAAGTAGGATACTGTGGCAAGGGAACTGTAACCATACCTATTATTCCTCGGCGGTGTGACCACTATCGGATCCGCTTAGAAGGGGTCGGACACTGGAAGATGTACGGAATGGAACGGGAGCGGTACTTCGGGACCGATGTGTTTTAACAAGGAGGAGCTATGAAAAGAAATACAGAACGCTTAGCGTTGTGGCAGGACAGAATGCGGCGGAATCTCAGTGCCTTCTCGCAGGAATTGGAGAAGATCGAGAAGAGGGAACTGCAGTATGCCGGGAGACGGGAGATCGATCCTGTGACGGATCGTGACCGCAAAAGAAATGGAGATAAGCGAAAGACTGCCCATGTGTGGAATATCACTGCGGAGAACATTAATGCAATCATTGATAGCTCCATACCAATGCCTAAGGTGGTGGCGCTGCGGAAGGTGGACGAGGGTCTTGCTCGGAAGATCGAGAATATGCTCCGCAATGAGTTGGAGCGTCTGCCTATCGAGACTATCAATGACCGTGCGGAACGGACTGCCAAAAAGCAGGGTGCGGTAGGGATCCTGCCGGAATGGGATGCGAGCAAGAGGACTCATTGTACTGTAGGTGAAAACACCGTGCGGGTGATCCACCCTAAGAAGATCGTGCCCCAGGACGGAGTGGAGGATCTGGAGGAAATGGATTATTTCTTCCTGCGGTTGCCTATTACGAGAAAGGCTGTGGAAAGACGCTACGGTGTCAGCGTGGAGCATGAGGAGGAAGCGGCACCGGAGTTGAGAGATGGCGATACTGCAGAGGATATGGTAACGCTGGAAACCGCATATTACAGGAATGCGTCCGGTGGTGTGGGCCGTTTTGTTTGGGTCGGGGACACGGTATGTGAAGACCTGGAGGACTGCCAAGCCCGAAGGATCCGCAGATGCCGGAAGTGCGGCAGAACGGAAACGGAGGGAGCTATGATGCTGGACCATCCCCTCCTCTCTACAGGGGAAATCCCTCCTGGAACGGAGACCAGAAAAGCGCGGAAGGACGAATGCGCCTTCTGCTCCTCTCGTTCCTGGGACACGGTGCAGGAAGAATACAGAGAGGTTCCTGTGGAGGATCTGCGACGGCTGGGGATCCGGGAGGATATTGTGCGGTCGTTGGAAGCGTCAAACATGGCGCCGGGCATACCCAATGACATGGGTACAGAGCCACTTATGCAGATGCCGGCAACGGACCCGGTTGTGGAAACGGTGAAGATCCCTTATTACAATCCCAGACTCTACCCTTTGGTTATGCAGCGAAATGTGACAATGGAGGGGGTCTTCTTAGGTGAGAGTGACTGTGACAAGCTGGCAGATCATCAGAACACCATGAATCGACTGGAGCAGAAGCTGCTGGATCGGAATATGAAGGCAGGCACGAAGATCTTCCTGCCGCCGGACTCGGAGCTGTTTGTGGATCCTGAGGACAACGAGGTGCAGCGGGTTACAAAGGTAACGGATATTGCACTGATCAAAAATGTAGACTTCTCCGGGGATCTCAGCGGCATATTTGCTCATATCAACCAGGTCTGCTCTGAGGCACAGAGAACGACAGGTGTTACGGAGTCTTTCTTGGGTCGCAGGGATCCTACGGCAATTTCCGGCAAGGCGAAGGAGTTCTCTGCTCAGCAGACTGTGGGACGGTTGGAGAGCCGACGGGTACTGAAGAAGCAGGCGTGGGGAGAGCTTTTCGAGAGGATCTTCAAGAATATGCTTGCCTATGCGGACGAGAAGCGGCCCATCCACTTCCGTACCAAGGAGGGCGAGGTGGACTATGATGAGTTCAATCCCTATGAGTTCCTGGAACTGGACGCAGCAGGGGAGCTATATTGGAACGATCAATTCTTATTCACCTGTGACGATGCCTCCGGCTTGGCTTCCAACAGAGAGGCTATGTGGCAGGAATGCACGGCACATTTGCAGGCAGGGGCATATGGCAACCCCACGGATCTGAACGCACTGATCATTTACTGGACCAATATGGAGGAGCTGCACTATCCCGGCGCAGGGAATACCAAGAAGCTATTAGAGGCCCAGAGGCAGCAACAGCAGCAACAGCAGGCAATCATGATGCAGATGCAACAGCGACAGGCGGCACAAGTGCCGGGACAGGTTCCTACACAGCCTGTCATGGAATAAAGGAGGATGGCTATGGCTATTTACGGCTATGACAAGAACACAGACTATAAAAAGCTGATGGATGAGGCGGTGAAGGCGGGAGATTACGCACGAGCCGCAATCTATGAGCAGCAGAGAAATGAGAAAATCGCAGGAGAGGGGTTGACACAGTACGGTGCAACAAACCAGTATTCTGCATTCCTGCCCGGCTCTCAGCGGTTTGAAAACCCGTACAAGGCGGATTTAGATGCGGCACTGGGGCGGTTGCAGGATAAGTCTGCTTATGAAAAAGCATATCTCCGGGAGGCGGATCGCACCATGGAGGACACCCTGGCACAGTATGGGACCATGACGGGTGGTCTCCCTTCTACCCAGGCGGTGGCAGCAGCTTCCCAGGCGGCGGACTATTACAAGAGTCAGCTCCCGGAAAAGCTGGCAGACCTGGATCGGCAGAATGCAAGTCTGCTCCTTTCTGCAGGGAGCCAGGCACAGAGTGAGTACCAGGCTATGATCTCCCAGGCTCTTGCTCGGTGGTCTCAGTTGGGATATGCAGACGATCATGTGGCGCAGATCCTTGGGGTCAATCCCGGTACTCCTACATCCGATCAGAGTTATATCAATTGGCAGAAGGGACAGCAAGACAAATCCGATGCCTATACCATGGCTATGACTATGCTCCAAGCCGGACAGATGCCCAATGCAGATACCCTGGCCGCAGCGGGCATTACTGCACAGGATGCACAGAGCCTTCTCGGTGCCTATACGACTCCTACCTACACCGGTGGAGGCGGATCCGGCTACGATGGGAAGAAAACTGAGAAGGAGACTACCGGGAAGCAGCTGAGCGAGAGCATCTGGAACAAGCTGAAGGATCTCTACGCCCTCGGGAGCAAGACGGGAAATCTGGACGAATTCGTTACTCAACGGAGCATGTACGAGGCTATGGGGTATGATTTATCCGCATTTGATACCTGGGCAGAGCAGATGTACGGCGGGTACAGGGCGGATAACGGACAGGCTCCGTTGCCGCCTACAGAGCAGGATATTTTAGCGTTGGGCTTTGGCCCTATTTCGCTACAAAAGCTGGACGAGCTGATCCGGACAGGTGTTGTGGAGGAATATGAAAAGAATGGGAAGACCTACTTACGGAGAACCGGGAAACCTGCAGGCTCGGGCACTTCCGGTCCTGCAGGTCCGTTCATCCCGTATACCTAACAGGCGGGTGATGATATGAGCTTTGCGGATGAATATATGGCTCTCCGTGCGAAGCGGTTAGCTGAGATCAAAGAAACGGGGAAAATGCAGGAGACACCCGTAGAGCACACCGCTCCTGCGGGTGGAGGTGCTGTGTCCGATTTCGGCGCAAGGTACATGGCACTCCGACAGAAGCGGATTGCGGATGGATATAAAACACTGACTACTCCGCCGGATCTCAGAGGGCGGGGACCTAAGGCGCCGTTTGCCATAGGTTCGGATCCTTTCGGCAGAAAGCCTGTTGTGGAGCAGATCCGAAAGAATGATCCTCAAGGAGAAAAGTATAGAGCGTACTATAAGACCTACAACTCCGGTGGGGCGGATATGCTCGGACTTTCTCAAAAGATCAGCCAAGACACTAAGAGGATTGCTGAGTTGGAACGGGAGCTGGCGGATGATCAGTACACCTTGGATAATTGGCCCGGTGTTCAGCCCGGACATGCGCCTTCTAAAGAGATGTTGGATGAACAGGCAGTTGTTTGGAAGCGTATGGAGCGGAACCGGATGGAGCTTGCAGGTCTGCGGAAGGAATCACCCGAGAGAGAAGAAGAGCATGCTGCCTATTGGGCATTCTCTTTTGCAGATATGCAAAATTCCGACGAATCGAACCGCAAGGGTTATGCAATAGTGGGAAATAATCTCAGAGGTGATGTGGGCGAGGTTTACCGCACGCTTATGTACAATGAGGAACCTACCAGGAGGGATCTCGAAAAAAGCACAGTGGAATCCGTAAAAATTAACGGCAACACACTGGACATGGGAAAGCTTGCCAGGATGACCGAGGAGGAGAAAGCGCTGTTCTTCTACCTGTGCAATATGGGCGAGACACAAAAAGCCGAGGCGCTTCTGCACGAGATTTCCGGATATTTGGCTCAGCGGTACAGTGATGATATTGCAGAGGCTACGGATATTCCTGTGCTCCGCGAGGCTATTGCATTAGCAACATCTGCAGGTAAGGGTGTTAAGAATATTGGGTATGGTTTTGCGAGTATGTTTGCGGATTTAGATGCCCCGGAGATCAGCGAAGGTGAGCGTATGCAGACATACTGGCAGGAGAAGCACAAGGGGACACTTGCCGGATATACTACAGGAGCTGCATCTACCATAGGAAATATGATACCTGCAATAGCGGGACATGCGGTAAATCCCGTAGTGGGATCTATGGCGACCTTTTTCAATACTCGCGGCAACGCTTATGCCGAAGCGAAACGGGACGGGGCGAATCATGAGCAGGCATGGTTATACTCCACACTGACCGGTGCCGCCGAAACGGGTTTACAGGCTTTGCTCGGCAGGGCGGGCGGTCTCATCGGCGGCAAAATTCCGGGTGCCGCAAAGGATTTTGTGAGTAAATTTGCGAGCAAAATAAGCTCCAAAAAGTTTGGGAAGCTGATGCTGGATTGGGTCATCGATGTAGGAGCTGAGGAGATCGAGGAGAATCTGCAGAGCTTCCTGGATCCTGCGTTTAAGATGTTTGCCAATATCAGCGACCATTACGAGGCTCCGACCTGGGAAGAGATCGCAGAGACGACGATCGTTACGGCTATCAGCTCTACCATTTTCTTTGGTGTAAATCAGCGGCAGGAGAGCAGAAACGCAAAGTGGCAGTCGGAGTATACTGCACAGGTGAAGGAGACCATGGAGGCATGGGAGAAGCTTCAGACTGGGGAACCATTTTACGAAGCTTCTCAGGCACTGCGGCGACACTTTGCGGAAAACGAGGATATATCTCCTGTTGAGTTCCGTGATATCCTACTGAAATACGGTGCAGAAAATGCACCTGACTCAGAGGCTACTGATCCTAACTGGGAACAGTACGAGCAGGAGCACAAGGGGGAGAGATTTCAGTATGATCCTACCTCAGAAAAAGTTGACCAGTTGGAGGATATGCGGGGGTGGCGTGAAGATACTTACGAACAGGCGCAGTCCTATACGGACCGGGAGCTTACACAGGCAATCGAGGAGAAGCGTGCTATCCGGGACGACGAATCTCAGGATAACAAATCTCGCGCCATTGCGCAGCATCATTTGGATGCACTGGAATATACCCAGATGCAGAGACAAAATAATAACGCCGCTCTGAATGAGCAGCGTGTGGAAGGAGTGAAATACAGTGGAGCAGAAGGTCTTAATGACAGCGGCCAACGGAATGAAGGTGTGGGTGCCCGTGGATCGGTTGGAGGCTTGGAAGAAAGCACAGGCCGATCAATCCCCCGAGGCCAAGGCAAGACGGAAAAGGCTATCGTTAAAGATATACGAGGAAATGCAGCAACTCAAAGCGCAAGGGAAATAGGAATCATCGGCGGCAGTGAGTCTGCGGAGCTCCGCGTTATCCCTGCTGAGAGGATCGACGAGTCTGAAAGCTGGTCGAGGATCCGGGACGAGGTGGAAGCCAAGGGACAGAAGCTGGTTCTCGTGGTCGGCAAGATGGAAACCGTAGATCCCGTGAAAAAGAAGGTCTACACCCACGAGGGTATCCGTCAAGTCAATGCAGACGGCACTGTGACCTATTACATCAAGGCGGATAAGATCACCAGAAACGCAGAGCAGATCTATAAGCATGAGGATTTTCATGATATTGTTGACTATAATCCCCAGCTCATTCCCAGCCTCGTAAAGGCACTGGAAGACCAATACGGCAAGCAGGAGCTTATGTCTTTAATCTACAGCTATGTAGAAGCTTTTGAAGGCATATACGGCACCTTCGAGGATGGCATGACAGAGAAAGCGCAGCGTGATCTCGTGATGAAGTATGCAGAGGAGATTTTCGCGGATGCCTATGGTGAGATCAACAGAGGGCGTAAGAATATTGAAAATGCCAAGCAGGCTCTCCGAGATCAGACAGACCGGGTGCAGCGGGCGGCACAGAATCGAAGGGCAACGGAAGTAAAGACGGCTCCTCCGTCACAAAAGTATGCTATCGAAACAACAAAAGATGGCATGAAATTTGTTAGAGCAGACAGGCAGGTTATTTTTGGAAATGATCCAGAGTCATGGGGAAATCAGGTACAAAACTACATTGACCGGAAAATTAGAAATCGCGAGGATGTTGTACTTACAGCAGATGATGGAGATCTGCTAGTTTTAACAAAAGACACTGTCGGGAAATCCAGTTTTAGAAACTATGTTAGAGATGGTGATAGAACGCGACCCATGACAGATAGTGAATACGAGACAAAACTTAATGCTGAAGTCCACATTGATGAATTGGCGGCTATTTCTACCCGCGGCCCCAGAAATGAACCTGATGAAGGGGGATTACATGGCGAAATGGCAGAGAATGGTTGGAATTACAGAAAAGCATTCTTTATGGATTTTGATGGAAAATACTATCGACTGACGCTGTCTGTAGCCATGGGTAGAAATGGAAAAGCTGTGTATAATGTTTCCAACATGAGAGAAAGAAGCTTTCCCACTAATTCGGGCTCTTCCGAAAATACCGGCGCTCAAAGTGGGAAAACTTCTTCCGAGTCAAGAATAGCACATAACGAACCGGTTGTCAAGCAGAATTTTTCGGTTGATGATGCAGACTATCTCAGTGCAGTAGAAGATGGAGACATGGAAAAGGCGCAACGGATGGTGGATGAGGCGGCGAAGAAGGCGGGCTATATTGATAACCTTTATCATGGCACAAAGCAATTCGGCTTCACAAAGTTTGATGCAACGAAGAGTGACGATGAATCGTCGTTCTTCTTGGCCGGCACGGATATGTTGGCACAAACATATAGCGGGAAATACGGCATCAAGAGAATCTCGGACGCTGAAAGCGTTGATAACCTTTCTATCCAAGATGTTGTTGCGAGGTTGACGGAAGAAGCGGTAGCAGATGAGGACGGTATGCAAAATGAATATCAGATCATGCATACTGAAGATGTCAAAGCTTTGGAAAGGTCAGTTGACCAAGGAATCAATACTTTGCAGGAAATCGTGCGTCGAAAAATAGATGAGTATGCAGAACGATTGGCTAATGATTTTGACGACAAGGTCTACAAAACACACAAGCGGCTCGTTGAATTGCAGGAATCGTTGCAGGATTATCTGTACGATGAGTTATCTACTCCGATATATATGCTTCTGCATCATACGGATGTATTTGACCAGAATGTTCACCCGTTGGCAAAAACCGATATCGCAGAACTTGAAGCAAATATTCGTTTGACGAATCGCTTAAAAAACACCGACACTCGCAACGGGGTTGTTGTGAACAAGCAATTAGGCGGTTACGGTTTTTCGATTTGGAGCTTTGATGACGCAAGGACTGAGTTGAAGGAGCAGTTGAGTTCGGGTAATTATGCGCTTTTCGGAAAGCCAGGGAAACAGTTTTTTGTGGATGCCAAGGGGAGCAACTGGAATGATATCACTTACTACGAGGATATTCCAGAAGCACTTAAACATTACTATCCGAAGGGTTTGTGGGCGCGTGGAAGCACGAGAGATATCAGCAGATATGCAAAAAATCTCGGATACGACAGTGTCAGAATTGAGAATGTTTTTGACAATGGTGGCAGAGGCGAAAATGTGGGTGCACAAACTGTGTATATCTATTTTAATCCGAATAACCTAAAGTCTGCCGATCCCGTGACCTACGACGATAACGGCAATGTGATCCCTTTGTCTCAAAGATTTAATCAAAATAAGACCGATATCCGATATTCCATTGACGACGAGGCACGGGAGTTGGATGAGGGTTATGCTCGTGCGATGGAGGAGGACGGTGAGCCGGAAGGGGCACCGTCGGAACAGCAGATCGGGGAGCAATATGATCAGCTTGCCAAAGGTCGGAAAGAGCAGAATGCGAAGGACGCCCCTCTTCATACGCTGAAGAGCCGCATTGCCAGTGCGGAAAGACGGATTGCAATCCTGCAAGAGACGAAGAAATCTCTGCAGGGTGTCGGCGGTTTGACTGCAGAGGTAAGCAGATCTCTTGATTCTCAGATCGAAAAGGCACGAGAAACCTTGAAGATCGACAGGGCGGAGTGGCAGAAGAAGTGGAGAGAGCACGCTACAGAGGAGAAAAAGAAGAATAAGGAGAAGAAAGAAAAGGAGATCGCAACGCAGAAGGCACGGACGGCTCAGAAGGAACTGAAGCAGGATCTTCTCAACTTGTTTTCTGTTCGTGAGGGAACCAGGACAGAACTGGGGGATCTTATTGACAAGCTTTCTGACAGGATGCTGGCGCAGGGACATTTATCCCACGAGGATCGGAAGAACCTCTTTGATGCACTTATGGACAATGGGGAGAAGCTTTCTAACCCGGACGAGTATTTCCGGAATGTCCGTAGCTTTATGACCCAGGGGCGGATCTATGTCAGCGAAGAGGTGCGAGCGGAATTCGGGGATGATTGGAAAGCCTTTCAAAACCGGGCCTGGGGTAACCGAATCTATTTAACATCCGATGAAACAGATGTTGAGATCGATGTATGGACAGAATGTCTTAAAACGGAATTTGGCGGTCAGTTCAGCGGAGAGAATGATCTGAAGACACAATTGGAAATGATCGTTGACCTTGCAGAGGAGGGAAAACCTGAGAGGCTGACCATTGCGGAGATGATGCAGCGGGAGATGGATGAGTTCGGCTGGAGCGTGGAAGAACAGGTGGAGGAACTGGAGGGGAAGGTAGACAAGCTCCTTGAGATCTTCGCACAGAAGGCTGACTTGGAAATCCGTCTGAGACAGCAATCTCTCCGGCAGAGAATGAAGGACTACGACCTCTATCGTACGATGCAGGAAAACAAGCGACAGTCCTCTATGGAAAACCAAGCCCGAAAGAATGTTATGTCTGCCATACAGAAGCTCAATAAGATGCGGAAGCGAGCCTCTCCGGATCAGAGGGCGGCTATCGATGAGGCACTGAAGGGGATCGATGTGGTAGCACGAAGCATCTCGGCAAGCGGCTTGGAGGATCTACAGGAGCTGGAAAGACTGTACAATGAACAGCGGAAAGCACAGGGAGCCAACTTCCTTTCCTCTCCCTATGTTGAAGTGAGATTGGAACGCTTGGGAGAAAAACAGATCGATGATATGGACATCGAAGAGGTTGTGGAGCTGGGGCGTATGGTATGCAGTATTACCAATGCGATCCAGAACAGCAACAAGCTTCTTGCTTCTGCTCGGAAGGAGGATGTCTATGCGACTGCTCGAAAAGCAGAAGAGGAGATTTGGAATTCTGAAGGTAGCAAGGACGGACGGCTCCGAAAGCTCACGCTCAATCAATTGGATGGGAAGCGATTCTTTGGACAGATCTCCGGCTGGGTCAATGGTGTGGTAGAACGGCTGGGAGAAGCACTGTCTACGGGACAGGAGCGGCAGATGCGGTATCAGATGAATGCTATGCGGATCTTCGATAACTTCCTTTCCAAAGAGGAAAACCAAAAGTTTATGAAGACTGCTTCAGGCAAGGATGCCCAGTGGATCAAGGTTCGTGTGCCTAATGGGTTTAAAATTCAGAATCATGGGATCCTTGTGGAAACCTCCGAAATTGAGATCACACCTATGATGCGAATTTCCCTTCTACTCCACAGTAAGAACGAGGACAATCTACGCCACATTATGAACGGCGGTATTCGTGTGCCGAACAAGGAACAATATCGCAAGGGGAATATGAAGGCTGCCTATGACAGAGGCGTTCTGGTTAAAATGGATCCTGCAACGGTGAGAGCAATCGCGAAGGGATGCACGGAGCAGGAGAAGGCTTTTGCTCGTCTGTGTGAATCTTACTTCAACGGTATGGCCAAAGACTACATCAACGAGGTGTCTATGGTACTGGATGGTTTCGAGCGTGCCGGTGGAGAACATTACTATCATATTAAGACGGATCCTGCCTTCTTGGCCAAACAGAATGATACGGTAAAACGGGATCTTTCTGTAGCGGCTACGGCCTCAGTTGTCAACGAGAGAGTCCATGCAAGCAACCCGATTGTGTTGCAGGATGCAACGGACGCCCTTATGGAGCATATAGAGAGCATTTCCAAATACTATGGATATGCTGTTCCGATCAGAGACTTAAATGCAGTTTTGGGACAAAGCTTCCATGGAGAGGAAAATGCTTTTAATGGAAGCGTTTTGGAAACCTTGAAGCAGAAGTGGGGCGGAAGTGCTGAGGCTTATATTGATAAGCTGATGGCGGATCTGCAATTACCGGACAGTAGCAAGGACTATCTTTCTGACTTTATGGTAAAACTCAGGGGCAATTATGCAAGAGCTGTGATTTCTGCCAATCTTTCGTCTTTGTTGAAGCAGACCACAAGTTATCCGGTAGCATTACCTTATCTGAAGATGGACGGGCTGATCCACGGTCTGGCATTTAAGAACATGGCGCAGGATATAAAGACGCTGGAAAAGTACAGTGCTGTGTATTGGTACCGCAATCAGGGTAATTCCACAGCGGAGCTGAGCGATGTACTGAAGCGTCGAGAGTTTGGGGATGCACTGCCCTGGCTGTTTAATGCCACGCAGAAAATGGATAGCTGGACTACGAGGCGGATCCTTGCGGCCTGCGAGTACAGAGTGCAGAAGGATATGGGGTTGATGCCCGGAACACAGGCGGAGATCGATGCCGGTACAGATCGGTATTGGAGCGAGGTCGCAAAGCTGTTTAATGATGTGGTGCTGAAGACACAGTCTAATTCCACTATGATGGAGCGGCCTCAGATCACAAGAGCTAATGCAAATAATATTTCCCGGTTCCTAACTATGTTCCGTACTGATGCTTATCAGCAGTACAATATGCTGGTAGAGGCAGCGGGACGGTTACGGGCTGCAAAGAAGGACTTCTCAAATGCGGAAAACGCTGATAACAAGAAGGCACTTTCCGATGCTCGGAGATTTGCGACAAGGACGGTAGTCGGTACTCTGATCGGACAGATCGGCTGTGCATTGGTGGGCGTACTTTTGAAGAAACTGCGGTACGATGATGAGGAATTCGTGGATGAAGAAGGTCAGTGGGACTGGGGAAAGGTTGCCGGATATATCGGTGGCAGTGTTGTCGAAGGCTACTGTGGCTTCATCACATGCGGAGAATGGCTCTATGCTGCAGTGGAAGCATCCCTTGATAAGAGCAAAAAATGGTGGGATATTGATGTCAGTGGTCTGAGTGTGATCGATGATGTGGCTACGGCAGGAATCAATCTTGTTCGGGCATTGACATCTGCAAATCTCTGGGAAGGCAAGGGAGCCGCTAAGGACTTTGCCCTGGCATTGTCGAAGATGGCAGGCATCCCGGCAGAGAACATGGAGAAGTATCTGTACATGTGCCTGCGTTGGGTGGCTCCGGAATTCGTGACGATTCGTGAAAACTTTTGGGACGAGATCACCAAGAGTGACCTTAGCAAGGAGTCACGAAAGACGATACATGAAGCAGTCTCTGTCCTTATGGATAATAGGGCGGAGGGACTGACAGATCATGACAAGGACGAGATCGCACGGCTATATATGGCAGGTGGTATTGGTGCAGTGCCGGCAGGGATCCCTGCGTCTATCAGCTATACCAACGAGGATGGAGAACAGATCGCTGTGGACCTGACAACGGGACAGCAAAAACAGTTCAGGGAGCTATGGTCTGATATCGTTTCTGAGGAGATCGGGAAAATCCTTGAAACTGATGCATACAAGGAAGCAGACGACGAGGGCAAGACGGAGCTGATTGCAAAGCTCTATAGTTATGCAAATGCTCTGATTGCTCACGAGCTGGTTCCTGAGAAGGAAGTGGCTAAGTGGGTGCTCCAGGGAGAGACGGCTCAGGAGAACGGGATCCCTCTTGGAGAATATATTGCTTTCCGCGTGGGACTGTCTGATGTTACAGGCAAGGATGATTCCGGGGAAACGGTGACCGGACTGAAAGCACAGCGGAGCATGGAACTGATCGAGGCTATGGGCTGGTCGGATCAGCAGGAAGAAAGTGTTTGGCTGGATGTGGTAGCCAGTGATTCTGTGGGTGCCGCTACGAAGGCATTGACGGATGCAGGGGTTCCCTGGGATGTCGTCAATAACATTGTGGTCATGCCGGGTGGCAAGACGGAAAAGCTTGTTGCCATCGGCGAGGCGAAGCTCAGCGACCAAGTGAAGGTTAAGGCTATGAGTGTCTATGCCAATAATCTCGAAAAGAGAATGTTGTCTGTAGGACTAAAGTACGGTGTCAAGCCGGAATGGTATGCAGAGGTGCTGAAGAATGCAAACGCTGACAGCAAGGGTGGCGTATCCCAAAGTGAAGCACGAGAGTACATCTTGGGTATGGGGTTGGGCTTACAGGAAATGGCTGTCCTGTTCCAAATGGTAACGGATGCGAAGGAAGGCAAGAGCAACCCGTTCTATCCCAGCTATGCAGAACTGTTTTGGTATGATGTCCATGAGGATGACCCGGAATAA